TCCAGGATGGCTACGCGTCCACTGTTGGTTGAACCGCCATAGGCAGCGTTCCAGCTTTCGCGGAGCGTCTTGGGGTTCTTGACAGTGTTGGGGTGGGTCAGAATACCTGAAGGACGCGCACCGTTGGAAAAGAATTTGCTGCCATACTCTTCCACTGCCAGCCCCAAGCCAATGGCGTTCTTCTCAAGCGCTATCGGGCTGTACCCTACCACTCCGTCAAAACCGAGTCCGGGGATGTGCAGCACTTCTTCAGCTGCCAGGCGATAGGTTTTGCCCTCGCTGGTCGTGTAGGTGTAGGTAAGTTTGCCATTGCTGTCGCGGTCCACCTCCATATGGTCAGGGAGCAGCGGATATAGGCTGTCGATCTGGTTACGACCCGTGCGGATGATCTGACTGTAGGAATTGCCCCAGAGAAGTAGGTGTGTCAGCATCGTTTCACGCAGGATAAAGGATGTCATCTCCCGGTTTGGCTCGTCGTGTAACAGCCGGTACAGTGTATGCTCAGCGGCTTTTTCGCTTCCGTTATCAGTCACTTTGAACACATGCAGCGGCAAACTGGCGACGGTTTCCGCGATCACACGCACACAGGCATACACAGCGGAGACTTGGATGGCTGACTGCACACTGACCGACTTGCCGGCGCCGCTGGGACCAAAGAGGAAGGTAGGGGTGGTGCTCACAGCGTTTTGAGGCTTGTCCCGTGCGCGTCCAAACTTGACAAAAGGATTCTTCATGCGTTCACTCCTATCATCTATAGACCGCTGCCTGTCTTCCTGTCATGGCAGTGTCTGCACATCGGTTGCCAATTACTGTCATCCCAGAAGAGGTCCTCATCACCCCGGTGAGGGAGGATATGGTCCACAACGGTGGCCGGTGTGAGTTTGCCGTTGCGCTGGCACTCCAAGCACAAGGGGTAATTGCGCAGAAATCGCTTCCTGGCTGCGCGCCATTTAGCGTCATAACCTCGTATTGTTGCGCTCTCCCGCGCATATAGTGGCCGATGTGCAGCGCAGTACATGTCATCTGTGAGATCAGGACAGCCAGGATGTCGGCATGGCCGATTAGGTCTATATGGCATATGATCCCCCTCAAATCAGTAAAAAACCTCTGTCGTCATACACGGAACCGCCATTCTGGTTCTTCATCGCCCTGTCCAGGGCCATAACCAGTGCAATCGCACCGTCCACCTTTTCGGTGGATTTTTGTTTGTCTATCTTTAGGTTGCCAGCCGGATCCATACGGACAAAAACGTTGTCCATATTCCATCGCAGCACCGGTTGTCCACCATGGTTTAGTTTCTTTTCCAGAACAATGCGCATTAGTTCCTTCGTAGGCGGGCTCATATCCCTGAAACCCTGGCCAAAGGGAACCATGGTGAATCCCTCGTCCTCAAGAGATTGAACCATCATGGTCGCATTCCACCGGTCATAGGCGATCTCCCTGATGTTGTAGCGCTCACCCAGGTCACAGATGAACTTTTGGATGAATCCATAATGCACAACATTGCCCTCGGTGGTTTGAAGGAAGCCTTGACGCTCCCACTGGTCGTACATCACATGATCACGACGAACACGCAAGGCCAGTGTTTCCTCCGGTAGCCAGAAGAAGGGCAGGACTGTGTAGGGCTCTTCTTCATCCAGGGGTGGGAACACCAGAACCAGGGTGGTCAGGTCGCTTGTTGAAGACAGGTCCAGGCCGGCATAACATTCTCTGCCTTCCAACTCATAGGGGTTAACCACGCCTGAGCAAGCATCCCACTTGTCCATGGGCATCCAGCGGATGGACTGCTTTACCCACTGATTCAGGCGCAGCTGCCGGAACATGTTCTCATCCGCTGGNGTTTCCTGTGCTTTATGGAAGGCATCCCGCACCTTGTCGATGGTGATTGTGAAATCCAACGATGGGTTTGCCTTGTACCAGTTCTTCTCGGCTGTCCAGTCAGCATCATCCGGCAAACCAAACACCACAGGATAGAATCGCGGATCATGTTTGCGTCCCTCGATGATGTCCAGTGCTTTTTGATGCATTTCCCAACAGATGGAGTTGCGGTCTGTCCCGGCCGTGGTCAGAAAGAACCAGAGCGGCTGCTTCCGGGCATCCCCTGAACCCTGGGTCATGACGTCATATAGGGCGCGTGTTGGCTGTGTATGCAGCTCATCAAAGATACAAGCCGACACGTTGAGACCATGCTTTGTTGCCACTTCACTGGAGAGCACCTGGTAGATGCTTCCCGTTGGCTGGTACACCATTCGCTTGGTTGACGGAATGAGCGTAATCCGTTTGGATAGAGCAGGGGATTGCCTGACCATATCCGCAGCAACGTCAAACACAATCCCAGCCTGCTGGCGGTCGGATGCACAGGAGTAAACCTCCGCTTTCCACTCGTCATCATTGACAAGCATGTTCAATGCCAGTGCCGCGCCCAGTTCGCTGTTGTGCGTCGGAACAAAGGATGGTCCCGCCAAATACAGCCTTGATGGACTGTCCACTTGTATGCATCTCATGGGGACCGGGTAGGGCAGCGGCTTGATGTCCCGAATGTAATGAAAACAAGAGCGCGTTTCTTTCACGCGCTCCCTCTTTCGTTCAGCCTTTCGTTGCAGCCTGGACGTCGGTTGATCCTCAAAGGTAGTGAAGCGTATCGTATAAAGCGTCTCACCGGTCGGAATCCCATAACGCCTGGATGGAGGCGTCGTCATGGCGTTCTTGATGCCCAGCGACCATAAGAGCTCGCGGACTGTTTCGGCCAGCTGTTTGATGGTGCTGACATATATGCTCTGTGATTTNGACGTTCCAATGCAACCATCCGAGTCCATGAGCCCTTGCAAGAGCGCCCAGCGCTGGTTCTCGGATGCGCGGAGATATTCAGGCAGGATTGCTTTGTCCCTGAAGCTCTCAAGGAGCATGGGCTTGAGCTCAGGGACACGCAGCACCACACTACCATCCCCTTTCTGAGTCCACATTGAACTNATGGGGTAAGGAATGTTCTTCATGATGCGATCCGTGTCACAGGTGCGAACGGTCAACTCCGGCTTCACCGAGTTNCCATTACCCAACCAGTATCCGTATACATAGGGATCAAGAGGCAGNGCCTTGTCTGGTATGTTGATCGGTCGCGCTACCGGAATGCGTACAACTGAGCGCTTTTCGTCTATTGTGTCACGATGGCGTGTGCGATACGCGATCGTTTTCTTGTAGATNTCCCCGGTCGTCAAGATTTTTCTGCGGTTTCCNTTATTGACAACTTGAACCTGCCACAGATGCCTTTCGCCCGCGTCAATATGACTGCCATCCCGGAATGTGATGCGGTAGCATTGTTCTGTATCATCAACCNCGCTCCTCCCGATCACATGACAAGGCTGGCCGTTTTCATCAAAGATGGTATCGCCGACCTGGAGTGTACCCATGGTCCTCCAGCCATCGGCAGTCGGGATTGGCGTGTCAAGGCATAGCTGTTTTCCGTTTTTCTTTCCAATTTCGATATATACCTGTGAATACTGGCGCATATCCGGACTTTCGTCCCTTAGTGTGCCAAAGACATCCCGAACGATCTTTTCTTGCCATGGTAACAGGGCAAACGTTTTTCCATGGAACTCGCCCTTTGTATGTTTGAGGCATTGGATAAAATCGACAACACGGTTTGCTNTTTGATCGTCATAGGACATCTTTCCACCCGCCTCTCAGNAGGCGTTCCATTGGATCCTGATTNATATTGCTTTCGCTTGAAGAACCTGCAGCGATAATGCGTGCGCGTGTAGCTGGAGACAGCCCAAACTCTGAACCAAGGGACTGCATGATTTTGAGATTCTGCTGNGCGATGCTCACTTGGGGGACTTGCTGGACATACCCGGAGGGTGTCTTGAAGATGGAACCGTGCTGTGCAACAAACTCCTCTGCTTCCTTCCATCGGGCATATGCCTGGCAATAGCCCGCAAACGCCTGAAGATCGACCATCGTGAGAACGCCCATTGCTTCAAGGGTCGGTGCCAGCCGCTTCCATTCCTTTTTAGCCTCAGGCAATAGCCAGGTAGGGCACTTGACCCCACCCTGTGGAGGTATAGGTTCATCCACATTGATCGGTCTGCGGCCTTTGCCCCGATCGCCTTCCAGCAACTTTAAGGCTGTCGGTTTCGGGGGCCTTCCTCGAGCTGCGATTTGACACATCCCCTTTCTTCGCAAGTTCGTCAGTCGAAAAGGGTAAGAAAATGCCTCGCAGACAGATTGGTCCGCAAGGCATAATTCCCAAATCACTGAGTTACATGTTATTCCTGTTGCTTCGTACTCTTGTGCCCATTCTGAACGTCATGTACCGTTCCGTCCTTGAATGCCAAGTCATCATCTGAAGGGAGGTAAACAGAAGCGCCCTCGAGTTTCTGCCCATTTCTGATGATGAACACATCCTCAACGCCGCCATTGTTTGCGGCATACCGGCGCACGATCGCTGAGGCGTATTTGGGGTCAATTTCCATCAGGCAAGCCGTGCGGTTAAGCTGTTCCGCTGCCATGAGCGTGGAACCGGACCCGCCAAACAGGTCAACCACAATGCCATTTTCCTGAGAAGAATTCTTCATTGGGTAAGCGATAAGGGGCAAGCTTTTCATCGTTGGGTGGAGCTTTGACTTCGTGGGTCTGTCGAATTCCCAGATGGTTGTCTGCTTTCTATCGCCATAGAACTTATGCCGGGCAGTATCTTTGAATGCGTAGATGATGGGTTCATGCCGCATCTGGTAGTCCATCCTGCCAATGACCAAGGCATTCTTCACCCAGATGCAGGTGGTGGAATAGTGGAAGCCCGCATCCACAACGGCATTGAAGAAATTGACTTTCTCAGCATCCGAGTGAAACACATACAGTGCCCCACCATCCGCAAGATGCTCATGGATGTTCTTCATCGCCGAGAGCAGGAACTCATAGAATGCCTGGCCTTTCAGCGTATCATTCATGATTTTCATGCCCGTACCGCCTGAGTAATCGCACCCGTAAGGCGGATCAGTGATACACAGGTTTGCCTTTTTTCCATTCATCAGCAGACCCACATCAGCGCTGGGTTGAGTCCCCGCACATGAGCCGATGGCGGCCCAGCAACCAGATATCGCCGTCTTCGACAAAAGCAGGCGCTTCGATGGCTTTATCTACGTCGAAGTCATCGTCTGCCACATCCTTGTCGTGAACCTGGGTGAACAGATCGTTTATTTCCGCGGTGTCAAAACCCGTAGCATCCAGGTCATAGCCGGAGGTCTGTAAATCGGAAAGCAGTTCAGCCAAAGCAGTTGGCTCCCATTCACCAACCGCCTTGTTGAGCGCGATGTTCATCGCTTTTTCATCCTGCTGATTTTCGATGTGGACAACCACACAATCGATCTCTGTCGCGCCTTGTGCTTTCAATATTTTTTGTCTTTGATGTCCGCTTATGATATTCCCGGTGACCTCATTCCAGATCACCGGATCCACGTACCCAAAATCATCGAGGCTGCGCTTGATCTTTTCATAGGCCGGGTCGCCGGGCTTCAGATCTTTTCGTGGGTTGTATTTGGCGGGCTTGAGCTTGTCCATAGCGATCCGCTGCAAATTCATCTGCGTATTCAACAGAAACCTCCAATATTGAGTCGTGATAAAGGAACAGCTGCCCATATGAGCAGCTTTTTCTCGTTTACGGGGCATAGAACCCCATCCCTTGATTATGTCGGAAATTCGCAAAGCTCGGGGCTGCGGTCTCAAAAAACAGGTCCACAGCGATTTGATCCCCCCTCCCCGCCCAAGGTCTGCCGGCCTGGGGATCGCCGGCCGGGGGTNGCGCNGGCTTGGGGGTCGCGCCGGCCC